TGTATAGTGACTTCCTGTTTCTTTGGAACAGTAGGTTCTTTTTTAGGAATTTCAATTCTCAACACACCATCTTCAAAATTTGCGAAGATATTTTCTGTATCTAGTAACTCACCAAGCTGAAAAGACCTACGAAATGATGAATGTTTGAGTTCTTTGCGAATATATCGCACATTTTCATCCTCTAGTTTGTGTTTATCACCACTAATGCTTAAAACACCCTCTTCAACTTCTATTTTTAGGGCATCTTTCTTTAATGATGGTATTTCAGCAATAATTACAACACAATCATCGTAATCTGCTACATCAACCTTTGGAAATGAACCTTTTTCAAATGAAATACCAAAGCTCTTCTCAAATTCTGGGAATTGAGTCGAAACAATGTTATCAAACATTCTATCAAAAGGTGTTAAAAACTCATCTCGATTGAGATGTAAAGGGACTGTTGCTATTTTCATAATAACTCCTATACGCTAGTTAATTTTATTGCCCTCACCTTGAGCGACAATAAATAAATTTACAACAATTAATATTTTATGGCAAGTAATTTAAATCTTTTTGCTTAATAACTCTCTGAGTAAAGCATGAATTACATTCAGGGCATTGGTCTTCTGTTTCAAATTCTGAACTTAATGTTTGCCACGACCAAGCACAGCTTTTGCAAAACCACAATGCAATGTTGTAACTCTTCATTAGTTTTTCTCCCAATTCTCCATTCTTGCTGAATAATTGGCTAATTCTTCTAACAGTTCATCATTTGAGGGGATATGTACATCGTTATCCATCATTTGATTGGATAAATTAATAAGTGATGCTAATAATTGATTGTTGGCTAATTCTATTTCCGATAAATCAGTTAATCTTCTATCTAAGTCCCTTATTAAAGCCTCTAAGGTTCTAAGGTATTCAAATAAGTCTTCTATCTGTCCCATGCTAACTTTCCTTATATTCGTTAGCATAAGCTAGTTACAATTATGTTTGTAATACAAATTTTCTTTTTACAGACAATGCTTCTTTCGTCTTTTTTCTAAAATCTGCATTAATTTTATTGCGAGTTCTATCGTCAGTAGATATAAATGGTCTAGCTTGGGTAGTGGGAACTGCTCCATCATTATGCCATTTTCCATATTGAAGAATGTCTAACTTATTTTGATTGGCTTTAATACTGTTATACATTTTACCACTAGCTTTTAATGGTGGTGACTGAGGATAGCCTTGAGATTTTCTCCATGCTTTAGTTGCATTGGTAATATCAGCTAAACCTCTATCGATATTAGCTTTTGAGCCTTTTTCTGTCCCTAAGGCGTACTCATTAAGATACTCTTTAATAATTTTAGGCATTGCCCTGCCTAATTTACCAAAGCTATAATTAACCTCTATCCTGAGTTTCATCTGGACTCTCCTGTATTCCATTTACTTCTTTATTTTCATCAATAATTGACTGTGCCTGTTGTAATGTTAGGTCTTTATTATCCCTAATCATTATTTTTGCGTGGGTAGTCATATTGTTTTGTAAATCAAATTGGTCTTTCATAATTTGGTCTTGGATTGTTTTTGGATATTCAACTTCTTGAAAATCAACACCAAATTCTTTAGGCAAAGAGATTCCATTATATTCTGCAATAACTTTTTCTACTTCATACCATTCTTTTTCATACATTCTCCATAAAGCAATATCATCAAAATAATCTTCTTTTCTATCTAGGTCTTTAATCATTAGAGAAATACCACTAGGAACTTCCCCACCTGATTCTGCCCATGTAATCCATAAATGATTGTTTAGAGCAACAAGTTCCATTTGAAATTTAATATTTTGTATGGCATCCATAACATTCCCCTGAGGACTTGTTATGTTGTATGCTCCATCTTCGCCCATATCAAGAATAGTATCTGAACCAGTTCTGACTAAAGATTGGTCTGCATTTAAACCTGTAACCCAAGGCTGACCAAACATATTAAACCTCATACCAAGGTTCATTTCAGTAAGTGCTATATTGACTTGTTCATTGCAGTTGATAATGTCAGATGCCCCCTCAACAAAAAAAGAATCTATCTGGTCTTCTCTATGAGTAAAAACAAATGGTATGATTCCATAGGGATTCTCTTCTTTCATTAGAATTGTTCCCTCTTCATTCATAATGGCATAAATTTCAGAATCCCAATATTCCCATTGCAAATTTTCTGTATCAGATAGGTCATATGAATTATTTAATAGAGGATATATAATTGAATCTGGTTTAAATGGATTATCTCCAAAATAAGCCTCAAAATAATACAGCGGTCTATAATCAAAAGTGTCATTTATCCAAAATACACGATTTGCAATTGTACCAAGCAATCTAGTCATTCTCTCAGAATGTTTCATCCTAACATCTTTAGTGGGAGTGAGTACGCTATATCTTTCATCCTCAACATTTCTTTTTGCATCTAAAGTATATATTCTACTAATTTTATTAATAAATTTTCTAGTAAAGTTACTTACTGTTGGTGGAATTTCAGAAAAAGCATCGGCATTAAAGTAATTATGAATATAATCTTCTGTTGATGTCCCTGAATAATAATCTAAGTATTTTCTTATTTCTTTTCTCCTAGAATGAGCCATCATTAGTTTTGTCTCTAGTAGTTTTTCTTTCAATACTTTTTCTATCATCTCTGTATCCTTTTCATTTCTTTATTTTTAATTGGAAATCGATTAATAATGAAATATCTAAACGCATCGTTTCCATGGTCGTGATATCCATCCTTGATTGGTTCTTCTTTTATTGGTTTGCCATCCTCAGATTCTGGATATCTGTATTCCTCAAAATCTTCTATGACCTCTTTGCAAGTTTTGTGTACATGAACTCTCCTAGTTCCATCTGCACTTTCAAAAAATCCTCTAGTGTGGGAAACGCTGTTAACAATGTTTCTGCTCATTCTATCTCTGGTGTATAAAACCTGTATACCACTTCTTCTAAATATTTCCATATCTCCAGCACCAGTTTGCCCTTGAACATTTGCTCCAGCAGGGTCACCATAATACGAAAGTATAGGATATCCCTTAACTTTTATCATTTTAATTAAATCTTCTGTTTTAACATTCTGTTTATGTAGGATAGAGTCAAAAATCCTAATATGTTCATCTCTGCCATCAAATTTTGTTTGGATAAAGAGAACGGCAGGTTGTCTATATCCAAAATCAATTGAACAATATGTTGGTAAGTTTGGGTCATATGGATAGTTCCCAACATCTAAATCTCTATTAAAATCCCAAACTTTGCCCTGAAACACAGAAAATTCAGCACCAAATTCCTGACCAAATAACTCCCTAGACATATTCCTTTGTCTCTCAAGTATTGCTGGGTCATTAATGCCAAGTGGAAATTCATGTTGATTTCTCCACGATGGGGATGAGTAGCTATTCCACTCACTATCTGTTTTTCCTAATTTATATAAATCATATATCCAATTTCTGCCCTCTGGAGTAGTAATAAATATAACCCTACCTTTTCTACCAGCTACTGTGGGAGATAAATACATATCCCATATCTTTTTGTTCATCTTGGCAACCTCATCAATCACAAGTAGGTCAAGACCCTCGCCCACCAATGAATCTGCATTGTCCGCTGACATTCCCTCAACAGTAGTCCCCCACTTAAAGCGAATAAACATATCTTTTTCAGATGCTTTATCAATATCTTCTCCATGCCCTATAACCATTCTTTGCCAGATTTCTCTAAATATTAATCTAGCTTTTTTATACGACATACCTACAACCCAAATTCTTTTATTAGGCTGAGATGCTACATAAGTAGCCTCCATAGCACTTGCCCAAGTCTTGCCAAATCTTCTCCCACATACTATAACATGGAATCTGGCATCCTTTTTTTCTGGGTAATGAAGAGCTAATTGCCCTTTATGAGGTTTATAATTAAGATATTTAAACCATTTTTTCTTAAATTCGTAATTTTTTTCTTGCATTAGAATAGTCTTTTAAGTTAGTTTATCATGTATATCTTATGCAAGGGAATTTTGCATAAATTAACCACTCACTTAAGAGGTAAAAATGTCAGAAGAAAAAGTCATCGAGCCAGATGTAAAACAGGAAGTCGACACTAAAGTCGAAAACAATGTACAAGATAATATTCCTCGGTCACGATTAAATGAGGTTATATCTCAGAAAAAAGAGCTTGAAAAGCAAATATCTGAGATGAAATCTTTTATCGAGGAAAAACAAAGGGCAGAACTTGAAGAGCAAGGTAAGTTATCTGAATTAAATTCAGTATTGTCAAAGGAAAATGAGGCTCTTAAAGTTGTAAAAGAACAGTTTGAAAAACAAGATGCTAAACTTAGACAAGATGCTTTATCAAGACTGCCAGAAGATAAAAGAGAAAAATTCTCTGATTTGCCAACTAATTCTTTAGTAGATGTTGTGGAAGAATTATCATCTGTTAAAAACAATCCCAAAGACAATGTTGGGGTTGTTTCTAGAAAAGATATTGATTTCAAAAAACTATCAAAGGATGAAAGGCGAGAAAATTGGAGTTCTATTCTCAGTAATTTTAAAAGATAATTTGAGGAGAAAATCTAATGGCTTTTTCAGACCCATTTGATGTAAATGTCCACTCGGGTGGTACTGGAGCAGTAACTCCAAATATTGCTGACCAGTTTATACCTGAGGTTTGGGGAGAGGCAATTTTAGAAGCCTTTCAACAAAAAATAATGATGAAAAATGTCGGAATTGACTTGTCACCTGAAGTGGCAAACCAAGGCGATAAAATTCATCTTCCACACATCGGTGTTCCAGCACTAAGTGCTTTTACACAAGGTAGTGAAATATCTGCTGATGTAACAAGTGGTGGTAGTATGACAAGTGATGAGACTGCTCTAACTGTTTCTGAATATAATGTAGCATCTGCTTACATTCCAGATATTGTAAAAGTTCAGTCTAACTATGACTTGTTGGAAATATATGCGAAACAGTTAGCATATGCTTGTGCTAGGGGTTTTGACAATTTCCTACACTATCAGGTAGCTAATAACCTACAGGGCTTGCTTGCAAGTGCTACTGGTGCAATTGGTGCTGATGCTAATAAATCAATGCATGTTGAAACAACTGGTTCAGTTCTTTCTCAGGCTAATTTAACTGATTTGATGGCATTAATCCTTGGAGAAACTGGTGACACAGCAGGTTGGAACTTGGTACTATCTCCAGATATGTATGCAAGTCTAAACTCACTTACTAGCTACTCTCAAGGAACTCAAGCAACACTAGGTGCTGACTTTGGTCGTACTGGTAATGCTGGTGCTATTCTTGGTATGCCTGTTTGGATTGCTCAGTCTCCTTACATGGGTTCTGCCTCTGGCGGTGCTGATGTAAGTGCTGACGCTACAAAAGGTATCAAGGCAGTTTCTGACCTTGAAACATCTGGTACTGATGACAATGACATCATATACGGATATGCTATTCACGAATCTGCACTATACTTTGCTTTCTCTAAGGAAGCTAAGATGCAGGCTTCTTACAGGCACTCTTACCTATCTACACTCGTAACTTGCGAGTCTGTATATGGTGGTGCTGTTAGAAATGCTGATGCAGATGGCGAAAGAAGAATATTCGCTTTAGTGGATTACGAATAAATTACTTAACGGTAATTAATCATCTTGGGGGGAGTTTATTCTCCCCCTGAGAAAAAACCAAGATACCCATGAGACAGCCAAGCTCGGCAAGGTATCATAACACAGGAGAAAAAAGATGGCAAACCTCAGACAATACTCAGTAAACGAATCAAATAACATCGGACTAGGACAAGCAGGTGCTAAATTTATTTCAGATACAGAAGTCCACTCAGGTACATTTGTAGCAATTACAATGTTAGAAGATACTGTATTCAATGCACTAACACCAACAGATACTACCAATGGTTATGGTGTAGGTAGTTACAATGGGAATACAATGGCATCTGAAACAATACCTCAAGGTGTTACAATTTATGGTAGGTGGAGTTCTATTGACCTTACATCTGGTCTTGTAATAGCTTACTTAGGATAAGTCTATGCTCGGCTTAGGTAATATCCTTACAAAAGGTGGGGCTGTACTCGGCTTTCCCAACAAATACTCTTTTAATTTCGATGGTGATAATGATTATTTAGATTGTGGTGCAGATGTCCATGATTTTTCAAGTGGTGATTTTACTATTTTAGGATGGGTTTACCATGATACAGGTAACACAGACCATGCAGGTATAGTAGGAATAAGGAGTGGGGGTTCTACAGAAGTCCAATTTTATATTAGAGCTGGTGGTGGGGATGATGATAAACTTGCCAGTTGGAATGGAACTAATAATGTTTATAGCACCTCTACTATTTCAAATAATACTTGGACTCATGTAGGGTTAGTGCAATCTGGTAGTGATAAAAAATTCTATATTAATGGTGCTTTAGACAATACTGCAAGTCAAGGTCATGGTTCGGCTGATTCTTCATCTTTTAAAATTGGTTATACAGGTAATGGGAATGAGTATTTTAAGGGCAAAATTGACGAAGTAGGCGTCTGGAATGTTGCCCTTTCAGCAGATGATATTGCAAAGATTGCCTCTAAGCCTGTAGACTTCTCCAAAGCATCTTCTTACGCTACAGACCGAACAAGCAATTTAAAACTATGGCTCAGAGCAGGGGATAAGGTACTACCAGAAGAAGATACCTCAATCGCCAGAAGTGACTTCTATACTGATTTTGATGGTACGGATGATAATGTAACATTCGACTCATCTAGTTTACCCAACTTAACTCCATATACAATTACAGCATGGTTTAAAAGCACAGATATAGACCAAGCTCAAGCAATAGTTCTATGGGGTGACCAAACAGCTTACGAAAGAAGAGCTATGATAATTTTTAATGGCACAGATGGAGGCTCGGATTGGACTTTAGTAGCTAGTATAAATGGAGAAAATCCTCAAGGAAGTACAACATTAGTAGAAAATCAAATTTATCATGGTGCAGTAGTAGTTAATCCATCTACAAAAGCATATAAGATATATTTAGATGGTAAACTTGATGGCTCTGGAACATTTAGTAATACTTTAGCCTCATGGAGTGGTGGCACAGGTTTTATTGGGAGGTCGCATTATGGAGAGTATTTTGAAGGCAATATATACTCTGCCTCTGTGTATCAAACTGAACTCGATGCTCAAACCATAAAGCAGTTTGCAAAATCAAGGTTTACCCCAATGCGTGATAATCGCTTTTCTGTGGTAGATTTTGATGGTACAAATGACCATATTGTAGTTTCAGATAATAGTGCTTTAGATTTTGGTACAGGTGATTTCACAGTAGCCTTATGGCATAAAAGCGATGCTCAACACGACCAACCATTTATAAATAAAAAAACAACATTTTCAGATAATACAGCAGGTTGGACAATATACATGGAAAATGGTAATGACCAAATGAGATGTCGTATTGCAGGTGGTAGTTCTAATGTAGCAGTATCAGCAGGTACAAAATCAGTAAGTGATAATAATTGGCATTTCACAACAATGGTGCGAAGTGGAGATAATTTATATTTATATACAGATGGTGTTTTAGAGGGTAGTACAACAGGAGTAAATAGCTTAGATGTAGATAATTCAGATGATTTATATATTGGTAGGGGTGGTAGTCTATACCCACAAATAAGTGTATCAAGTGTATCTCTTTACAATGTAGCCAAATCAGCAGAAGAAGTTTACGCTATCTACCAAAAAGGTATTACTTATGATGAATCTTCGCTTAGTGGACTTGTTGGATATTGGAGAATGGGCGATGATACAAGTAAAGCATATCCTACTATAGCAGATTCAAGTTCTAACTCAAACGATGGTACGATTACAAATGGTGCATCTAATGACATTCAACAGCAAATGGTAGCAGGTTGGGATTTAGGTGCATTTGAGAGTAGCTCAGAAGAGTTGGGTGGCTCATTAATTACTAATCCTAATTCTGTATCAACTTATTCAGGTAATCAAACAATAAGAGATGAAGTTACAGTTGATGGAAGGTCTGGTGTTAGAGCAGAAGAGACAAATACATCAGATAGGGGCAGGATGGATATAGTTGGTCTGGGCATAGAAAATAATGTTCCTTATCAATTTTCTGGATATGTATATAAATATTCATCCTATAATGGAAATAGTGCAACTGATAAAAATTGGCATTTCGCAATCGGTACTGAAACAACACATTCAACATATCCAGATGTAAGCTCAGACACAGTTCAAATGGGAGTTAGTTCTTATGATACTTGGGAGTATTTTACTGTAAATATAATAGCAAGAAGTGGTACTAAATTTGAATTATATCCATCTAAGAGGCTTAATGTTGATATAGGAACAATGATATTTAGCGACTTGGCTCTTAAAAAAGTCCTCCAATCAGAAGTATCAGACACTTACCCTGCCATCATAGATGTAACTGAGCCTGTTCTTGGAGTTAATTTAGTTGATGCTAATACTAACTCAAATTGGACAGCTTGGGGAAGTAATACTATTGGTAATGTAACAGGTGGAATTTCTATTACTTATGTTGATAATAACAAGGGTGCTTATGGATATTTAACAGATGCTAAATTATTATCAACTGATTTAACAAATGGAAAAACATATAAATTAACATTTAATGCTTATTATAGTGGTGGTAGTGCAGGTAGTTATGTGCGAATAATTGATGTTACCCCTACAAAGAATTTTGATACACTTACAACAACATCAACTGCTTACACTCATTATTTTGTTATGGGTTCAAGCAATCCATATTTACAAATGGGTTCTATGGGTGCAAGTAATGTTGTTTATATAACTGATGTTATCGTGAAAGAGGTGCAAGGTAATGTTGGCACAATGACCAATCAAGCCTCAGATGATTTAGTCTATTCCTCAGTTCTGCCAGACCAATCCTTTCTCACAGGGGTAAACTCTGCGTATAACTTTATAGACTTGGATGGAAGTAATGAATATATAGATTGTGGAAATGGTACAAGCCTACAAATAACAAAAGGATTTACTATTTCATGTTGGGCAAAATTAGATTCAAGTGCATCTAATGGAACTTTATACATCATAGCAGGAAAAGATGCCTCTTATAAAGGTTGGAATTTGCAAAGGTCAACTGCAAATAAAATAGTATTCTATGCAGAAACAGGAACTCCGAGTAATTTAAGTGATATTGCAACTTCATCATCAACCATTACAGATTCTAATTGGCATCATTATGTAGGAGTTTTTCATGGAGATGGTTCTACTCAATCTAAAATATATATAGATGGTTCTGATGTTACGAGTAATAGTGGGTCTACATTTAGCACTATGACAGATTCTGGTGGGAATATGCACTTAGGGAAATCTCCAAGACAGACGAGTTATGGATGGTATGGTTCAATTAGTGGTACAGCTATCTGGAATAAAGCACTCTCAGCAACAGAAGTTAGTGCAATTTATACTCTTGGCAGACATGGCAATTTACTTGATAGCTACGCAGATAATTTAGTTGGTTTATGGTCTATGAGTTCTTTAGATGCTAAAACAGGATTAAGTGATGTGGGTAATGGTACTATCTACGACCGAAGTGGTCAAAGTAATCATGGAACTGCTACCAATACAGAATCAGCAGATTTAAAAAGTTCACCAAACGCAGAACCTAATGGCTATGCAAAAGGTGATACAAATCGTTCAACAACAACACCTTAGAGGAAAATTATGAGTGAAGAAATAACAAATAGATGGTCAGATGATTATAGTGGTAGGTGGGCAAGTAGGGCATATATGATTGTGCCTGTAGCTGATATTGATTCAGCAGATGCTCCTACAGATTCAAATACAATCGCACAGATAAAAGCATGGATGGACACCTATGGCTATGAATATACCTCAGATATGAGCAAAGCAGAGCTATTAGGAGCTATCCCTGTATCTAATGCACTTATCGGTAATGCAATACAATCAAGCAAAGAAACGCTTAGAAAGAATAATGGAGATGAGGGAGACAGCTCTAAAGCACTACTGAAGTTTGCTTGTGATAATGATGCAGACAATGACCCAAGTGTATTTAGTAGTTATGATAAATTTTCACATGCTCAGATAATGACAACATTGTCAGGAGCAGAATGGACAACATCTATTGAATAATAAAGGTAACAGCCTTGCTGAGTTCGCTGTTACTATGGCTATCATGGCTACTCTTAGTGTTACTACCGCTCCTGCTTTTAGCAGAATTGGGGAAAATGCTAAAGCCAAACAAACTAAAGCAAACTTGGAAAAAATTGTTAAAGCATCTCAGATGTGGTATAATCAACAAGTAGAAACATATGGCATGGGTAAATTTCCCAGTCAATCACATAGAACAAGTAGTACAGGTTTTATTGTAGACTATAATGAAAATAGAAGAATTGAAGTAGAGGAGTTAGAGGGTGCAGAATTTGTTCCAGTATTTAGCGATACAAGTTTTTTACACTTATTTGATAATGATACAATCAAAAGTCCTTATCAAAATGGTCGTTATGAATTTGCCATTATTGGTGGGACTGGTACAGGGAATGCTATTGTTTCTCCTATATTCGTGGTAGTAGATACAGAAAAACCTGAAGATTTTTATAAATATTATAAACCATGAGTAAAGAAGATTACATATTTATCATTATCAGAACTTTAGGAACATTACTTATTATGCTTACATTAATCGGATGTGATGGTGGTTGGTCAGTTGGTGGATTAGATATACCAGAGAAGTTGTGAGTGAGACAGGTAAGCCTAAGACAGCAAGGTCATATCGTGGGGCAGTCGTGGATGATAATGCCATTATTAGTATTAACATTAAGTGGCTTATTCAGATGTGCATACTTGTCGCTGGACTTGTTTATTCGTACTATCAAATTGTCTTCAGAATTGGAGAACTTGAGCGTAGAGTATCTGTGGCTGACACCACAATTACAGAATTGGTCGAAAAGCATATAGAAGAAGAAAACAAGCGTTATGAGCAAATGGAAGAAGAATTAAAGTGGCATCAAAAATTATTAAAGAAGAAGAAGAAGTAAATGGAAGAATTTATAGCGATATACTCAGAAATGGGTATGATAGGTGTCGTAGGGGCTATGTTTATGTTCATGGTTTACTCGATGAACAAAAGAGGGAACGAACAGGCAGAGGCTTTGCAAAATTTAAAAATAGAAAACAAGGGACAAAGTGAAACACTTGAAAATATGGAAGGAATGGTTATCAAACTTATTAATAGATGGAATCAGTCTGATGATAAACTTGATAGAAAGTTTGATTCTCTTAACAAAGAAATTAACGACCTTGATAATCAAGTATCTGAAATCAAAGGAAGTTTAAGTAGAGTAAATGGAAAACACTAAGCCAATATCAGATAATAGTAGTTTAAGTATTTCATTGCCTATGATAATACAAGCAGTTACATTTGTTGTTATGCTTGTTTGGGGATATAGTCAATTAAACGCTAGAATATCATTTTTAGAATATCAAGTAGCTATGAATGAAGAGCATATTATAGACATAGAAGAAGATGCAGAAGCTAATCAAGATGCGGAAATACCTGCTGATATTAGACAAAATCAAAGAATTGAATATCTCGAAAGAGAAGTAGAAAGATTAAGAAACAATGGATAGTTTAAAAGTAGCATCAGCTAGTGTAGCAAATTATGGTTTATCATTAACTAATGTTAGTCTTACTCTACAATGCATAGTGGCACTATTAACAATAGTATATTTAATATTAAAAATAAATAACATAAGGAAATAAAATGAAAAAAGCAATATTAGCAAGTATTATAGACAAAGCTAAAGACCATATCGTAAGTGAATATGCTGACAATGTAGTTAACCATATTCAATCTGATGAATTTAAAGAAGAGTTAGCTACAAAAATAAACAAAAAAATTGACATACCTTTTGTTTCTGAAGAGAAAGAACAGATATTTTTTGAGAAGTGTGTTGACTTAGTAACTGATGTAATAGAGGGACTTGTTGAAAAATAATGCCTAGAAGAAAGCGTGACCCTAGATTAGCTAGGTATGGGCTTAGTGGATACAATAAACCTAAAAGAACACCGAGTCATCCTACTAAATCTCATGTAGTATTAGCTAAATCAGGTGGAAAAATAAAATTAATTAGATTTGGTCAACAAGGGGCTAAAACTGCTGGTAAACCTAAAAAAGGTGAATCAGCTAGGATGAAAGCAAAGCGTAGGTCATTTAAAGCTAGGCATCGTAGAAACATTGCTAGAGGTAAAATGTCAGGTGCTTATTGGGCAAATAAGGTAAAGTGGTAATGGCTAGAAAGCGAAAAAGAAAGTCTACAGTAAACAAATCAGGTAATTATACAAAACCAGCTATGCGTAAAAGATTGTTTTATCGCATTAAGGCTGGCAGTAAAGGTGGTAGGGCTGGACAATGGAGTGCAAGAAAAGCACAAATGTTAGCTAGAGCGTACAAAAAAGCTGGTGGGGGATATAAGTAATGGCACTTAAAGCCAGACAAAGAAGTCTAAAAAAATGGACTAGACAAAAGTGGGGGTATGTGACTAAAAGTGACTCAAAAAAACCTCGTTCTAAAAGAGGTAGATATTTACCTAAAGCAGTTAGGGAATCTTTAACTAAATCACAAAAAGCATATACCAATAGACAGAAAAGAAAAGCAAACAGAAAAGGCAAGCAGAGAGCTAAATATAGCAGGAGTGTAGCCAGAAAGGTAAGGAGAGCATAATGCCAAAAGGTGTAGGAACATATGGGTCTAAGCGTGGTAGACCATCAAAGAAAAAAAAGAAATCTATGTTTAAAAAGAAAAAGAAGAAGAAATAATGTATAGGTTTGGTAAAAGGTCAAGAGCTAGGTTAAAGGGAGTTAAGCCTGAATTAGTAAATGTTCTAAATGAACTTATTAAAATAATGGATGTCACTATTATTGAGGGAGTAAGGACTCAAGAAAGGCAAGATGAGCTGGTAGCTAAAGGTGCTAGTAAAACTAAATACTCTAAACACATAGAGGGCAAAGCTGTTGACCTTGCACCATATCCAATTGACTGGGATGATAGAGATACATTTCATTATATGTGTGGCATGATAAGAGGTATTGCACAACAAATGAAAGTACCAGTTAGAGTTGGGTGTGATTGGGATAGTGATGGGCAAACAAAAGACAATAACTTTGATGATTTAGTCCATGTTGAGCTTGTATAGCAATAGTAATATAAAGTAAATTAGGAGAATTATGGCTTATTGTACAAATAGAGATTTAAAAGATGTATTCCCATCAATAGATGAGTTTGACACTAAGACTCCTATTTATGGCTGGGTAGTACACAGTAGTAATTTATACAGAGCAGATAATTGTGGTTTAGTTACTCAATTGTTTGCTAATGGGCAAGATTTAGGTTCTGCTCAAGCTAATAGTGGTGTTGTCAATGAAAATAATGAGTGGTTTTATGAATCATCATTGGATGCTATTTATTATTATAATAGCTCTACAAATCCTAATGATATGCTTATGGAGTCAGGGGATGATTGGGCAACATTAAAAACTAGGTACATATCTAATGCTGAAAAATATCTTGATTCTAGATTAGACAGCAAGTTACCTAGAAAACAATTTAAAGACCAAGATGGTAATTATGACTACATGATTATTAGAACAACTGCCTTAATAGCTTGTAGTTTTTTAATTCGTGCATCCCAACCTACATCTGAAATAGCAGATGCTTTATTTAATGAGGTTGAACAAAACATAACAGCTTTAAATACTGGAAGTGCTAAACTGTCTTGGCAAACAAGTGGTGACTCCTCTAAAGGAGTTATTAGGGAAGGTACAGTAAGTGGTAATCTGAGGATTGTTGATACGAGAGGTGCTTATTATGGTGTTTACGATAGAATAGGAGTAAAAATAACTACTGCTGGGGCTATGGGGACTGCAAGGTATTCAGTATGGCAATCTGATTCAGATAATCTTGGGGCAGAAAGAATGAATAATGGAGATGCTGAAACTCATTCTGATATAGTAAGTGGGGATTATCAAACACTTAGTCGTGGTCTAGAAATAAGATTTGCTGGTGATACTGGCGATACTGCAACAATAAATGACTATTGGGAGATAGAAGTTCATGGAAAATTTGAACATACAGATAATGGTATGCCAATGTCAATTAGGATGTCTCGTAGATGATAACATTTGTCAATATATGGGATGACAAAATATTAGATACCATAAGAACTTTTTTAAATAACGAGTTTGCTGGTACAATTCCTGTTTATACAGGAGAATTTAAAGACATGGGAAACCAGTCAATAAGACTTAACCCTGTAGGTAGCGATTTGATTGAGCGTATGGCTACAGGTGAAACAAGGGAATATATACTTGATGTATCATATACCTTTAAAGAAAAGACAGTCAAAAAAGATACTTGGGAACATATACTTCGTCAAGTATCACACATAGAAGCTCTATTCTTTCAAAATATGAATAATACATTTTTTGATGGTAGATTTACAACTGCTCGTATCAATGAGTTAGAAGAAGATGAAGAATTGATTGAGGGGTTAAATGTTATCAGATGGGAATGGAGATGTAAATACTTAGGAAACATATCATAAAGTAATAAGGAATACGATATGAACATACAAATCATAGATAAAAGCTCTAGTCTTCCAAATTGTTGGAAAGAGTGTGGAGCATCATTTAAAGATTGGGAAGAACTTAAAGCTGGTAATGAAATATCAGTTAAGAAAGTATCTGACTCAATTAAAAATTTAGTTAAAGTTAAAGAAAAGAAAAAGGAGAGTAAGTAATGGCTACAGTTAATCACGCATTTTCACCAAAAGAATTTCAGGTATGGATAGCATCTGATGCAACTAATGCTGGTGCATCAGGCATACATGCAAGTAATATGTATCAGTTAGATGTTGACTCTGCTAGTATGCCATCACTTAATGTCAATCAAGTTTTGGATGTTAGAAGTGGTATAGGTAGAACATTAAAAGATGAAGACTTTTTTCAAGACAATGTTCTTAGAGTTACTGAGCTATCAATATCTGGCAATATGCACTTAGATGCTGGGCATAAATTACTTATGCAAAATATATGTAACGATGTTTCAGGTGATGCATCAATAGCTAGTGGTTTTACACCTGCATCTCAATTGTATGGAAGTGCAGTTACTAATAGTGCATCTTCACTTACAGTAGTAATTAGACCATCAGACCATAGCAATCAGCGTTCATTAGAAATGGCTGGAATGGTAGTAACTAATTTCGCATTATCTGCTGATGTTGGAGAAGAGGGCGGTAGATACAAATTTTCTGCTACACTACAATCAGGTGTTAAACCAGACTTAGATGAATCTGCTGAAGATAGCGGTGACCCAACAGCAGGTTCTAATGTATATGCAAATACTACAAATGTATTTATGTCTTCTGCTAGTGGACTTAAAGTATTTAATACAGATGTAGTTATGCAGTCTTTTACTGCTACTATAGATAGTCCAGCAGTATTTAGTGGAGTTACTTCTACAGGTTACGAACTTGTAACTAGAGGTGCAGAAACAGCAGTAACAGTTGATACTCAAATTAAATATGATGGCAATACAAAGGAATTTATCCATTCCTTTGACACGCAAACTGCTCCAAGGAGTGGCAATATGTTTGTAATGACAAATAATAATGCTTATGGTATCGATGTGCAGAATGGTGTATTTACTAATGTTGCATATGCGGAAGCAGATATAATGATGCTAGATTGCTCTATTAAATCAGTTGATGATGGAACAGATGCACTAATTACTTTTGATATCTCTGCATAATGAAGAGTATTAAACTTTCTACTGATAAGGAAGTTAAAATAAAAGAAATGTCAGTAGATGATATAGACTTCTGCAATGATGTGCCTGAAATGAAATATGATGGTGATAACTTAGTGGCAATTAAAAACTTGTCAAAAGCTAGAACTGCATGGATTCGCAAGGGTGTTGATGGTGCAGATGATAATTTCATTAAATCTTTAACCGATGATGAGAAAAATGAATTGTCAGTTGCCATACAGGACTATCAACGCTTGGGGGAATAGAAACCCTCACATTAGAGTACAATATCCATGTAACCAATCAATGTGGGGGTTGTATGTATCATACATACCCTTATAAGGCTCAAATTCCTATCTTAATCGATGGAAAATATCAAACTCGTATGTTTACATCAAGTAGTGATGTCGAGGAGATTATGGGGCTTTTAGTTGATGAG